AAATAATTCAATCCGTGTAAAATAACTGCATTTTCTAGTGCAGCTTTTCTAGTGAAATTAATCTCATTCTTTGCCATTTCTGCCATGTTTTTTTCATATTCAACATCAATCATTCTGGTTTTAGCTATTTTGTATTTTTTATGAGTCCTATAGTACGATTCCAAATCTTCTTTATTTGGTTTAGTTTTCATACAACAACCCATTGGATCTTTATTAGCCCTTTTTATTAGTTCTGATCTAACGGTTTTCACATCCTCCCATGCTATATTGTACTGCTTACATACCTTAGCATAATTGGTATTGTACCTACGTGCTAATTCCCCCTGTGTTACAAGCCATTCGACATCTAACGCTGTCTCGTCAATTCGCATATCTTTTGTAAAATCTAATTCCATAAGCCCCTTCCATTAAATGATTCATTTAATAAACAGTTTACTACTTTATTAAATGATTGTAAAGAAAAATAATTATTCATATTACTTTGTTTTGGGCCATTTAAAGCGCCTCAAACTCAGCAGTCATTTCAGCCAAATTTTGGTTAGCCATGGATAGGACAAGCACCTTTACGATTTCGACTTGCTCTGGTTTAAGTTCGAACGGGATGCTGCCATACCCGTCATTATTCGAGATATGAACCTCCGTATATTTCTGGGCAAGTTTTCGCTCGATTTCTTTAATTGGCCTCATAGCTGCTTTGATTTTTATTATAAGGATGTTGCTTTCATTTAGTATTTCTGGTGTCATTTTTATCTCCTTTACTAATCTATTCTGGTTGATTTACATTCCGGGCAAACCGGGTAATATTAATTTATTCGTCACTGAATGGGCTACCACCACCAAAGATAATAGCAGGTGTCTTATTATTGTACCTATCGCTGTTATATCCTACCTTAATTATGTTGTCCCATCCACCATCGGGGGATGCACATATAACTACTTCATCATCTCCAAATGGGGCATTTTCTAAAGCATTTATCAATTCCCTTTTTGTCATCTGTATCCCCCTACCAATCTATTCGATTAGATTTGCATTCCGGGCAAACCGGAAAATTCGCTTCTTTTAACTGCTGTAAATACCTATGTATTCTTGATGGTTTTTTTGATTTTGCGGGTTATATCTTCACAACATTCCCAATCACTTTCATTATCGGTTTTTTGTGGGTTTTCAAGAACCACTCTTCTTTTTCCATTCATTTTTACTATTTTATGACAATGAATACAATTAAAGTTTTTCTCACCCTCCCCATACATCCGGGTGTGATGGAAAACTACTGTTGGAATAAAGTCTTCTTTTTCACAATACGGGCATTTCATAATTTACTTCTCCATTTTAAAATCTAATATCCAATCTTCCATTAAAGCTGCTCATTTTGACAATATGCTATACGCGTTAGCTCATAGGCCTTAGCCTGAAAGTCAGCATCACCATATGCCGGGGATTCATTATTCTGTTTTCGCAACTCATTTTCTGCCTTCATGCCATCAACCTCGGTTCGAGTTGCAAAAATTAATCCTAACCTTCTTGCGTCCATTTCATTCATAGCTACATCCATTGTAAAAATAATGATTAAGTTCAATATCTGGTCTGGTGTAACTGCTGATTATTTTTCAGGTTTCGATCCTGTATGGGCCCTAAAAAAGCTCCACGATCCGTTATCCGCCATCCATTCACGCCCAAACTGATCAATGTAATTGTGGACTTCTTTGCCAGACACAACATCAATAAAGGCACATCCAATATCTTTCATGGGGCGACCACCTGTGATATGTAGGGCTATTGTTTTCAAAATATTCATGCTTACCTCCTGTAAAAATAATATAATGATCATCAGCTAAAAGTCTGGGTTGATAGGATTCCCGCAATACGGGCATAAATCGTCCTTGTCTTGGTTCAGTTCGTGGTATTGAGAGCAAGGCTTTTTGTCTGTTGCATCTACTGATTGAAAACCCCTTGGGTCGGGGCATCCACAATCCCATAAAAAAGTACTATGTTTTTGGCACCATTGGTCGTTGTTCATAAGTGTCCTTTCAATAAGGTGTTATCCAGTTAGAAATTAAACTTAACACATTAATTAATTTATATTTCTAAATCATTTAAAATAGCATGGCACAAATACCAAAGTTTATTCATACCATCATCATAAAGTGGCTCATCAAAACAATACATCACAAAATGTGCCCTTGGATTTGTTTTATTGGATATAACCGATATCATATAACTATATATGATACGCCTGATCTTTTCGGGATTTTCGTTTTTAAGATTCTTTAGTAACTTAACCCCACTTAACCATGAACCCCCCTTAAACAGCAATTGTGCTAATTCAAATCCACTTGATTTAGTTTCATTCTCTATATCCACCTGTTTCTTCATATTATCAGGCGGTAAGTGAATTACTTTTTCAAGAATAGTTAAAGCTCGCCTTGGTTTACCATTACATGCAGTTACAATGCTTTTTGTCACCACCTTCGGTATTCTGACTTTTTCCCGTTTAGCTATCCTGTTGATCAATACAGTTAATTGTTTTTCATTAAGCATTTCCATTTCATAATGAGTACACCTACTTTTAACAGTAGACAACAATGCTTGTGGATCTGTTGTGCATAAAATGAAGTAAACCCAACTTGGTGGTTTGGCTAATGCTTGTAATAGTGCGTTTTGAGCTGCCTTTTGCATACAATGGATTTCATCTAATAAATATACTTTAGCTTTTCCATCAGCACCAAATCTCATGCTTTCACGCATCTTCCTAACACCATCAATGCCCCCATAACTTGCAGCATCAATGTAATTAAAATCAGTTTCCTTAGCACCAATTTCATTAGATACTATTTCCCCTATAGTAGTCTTACCTGTTCCACTTTCCCCCGTAAACAATAAAGCATGTGGAAGTTTATTCTGTTCTATCTTTGCAATTAAACTATTTTTGGTATCAACATTACCAATCAATTCAGAAAATGTTTTTGGTTGGTGTTTTATATATAAATCCATAGCTGTCCTTATTTGTCCTTATTTGTCCTTATAATATAATTGTTTCTGCCTCACTTGCCCATGATTTATTGACACCAAATACATCAGCCTCTACTTCTAAGGGGACAGTTATCCAATCCCATTGTTTAGGCAACCAATGCATCATGACTTCTGCCATATTGTCTAATACATCTTGTTTTTCTTTTGGGGCAGTATCCCATATCATTTCATCATGTATCTGCCCTATCTGCCTACTTTTCCATTTGTATTTCTGTTGTCTTCTGTCCATTTCGATATAAGATTTTAATAAGCAATGAAAAGCTGGTCCTTGGATAGGATAATTGGTTATTTCATTCTTAGACATAACCCCCCTAATCGTAAATCCTGTAACAGTTTTCATTTCCCCTTCTTTCTTATACTTCTTAACAACAGCTTTTCTCCAATTACCATAATCTTTATATCGTTTATTCCAGAAGTCATATTCAATAGATTCTATGTGATCAGTGAACTGTTTGAAATTCTTGATTCCTTTACTGATTAAATGTTCCCCCATCATTTTACCTGTAATTAATCTCTTACCATCAGTTTTCTTAAATGTGCCTTGAGCTGGCATAGCAGACAGTTTCAAAAGGGCAGGAACATTATTACCATAAAAGTCACCATAGAACTGAGCAAATACAAAACCATTTTTAGCAGCAAATCTCAATTCTTTTTCATACCCACTTTTTTCAAAATCATCTAACTTAAAAATCTCCTTTGCCATGTCCCGGTGCATATCCCCATGAACAATATCATAAATAAGTGTTTTGTCTTTTGTGATACATCCAGCACCCCTAACCTCAACGCCACTATAATCTGCTGCTACAAGTTGATGTCCTTTTCTTGGTCTAATTGCTTTTCTTACTAATTTCTTTTGTAATTTATCCCTCTTCGGATTATTGTGAAAGTTAGGATCAGAACTGCTGGAACGGTATGTCTTCACCTTGTGTAGAGGAAACCCTGGTCTTAGGAAACCATTTACCTGTTCCTTAAGGAATCCCTTAATAAAAGTATTGTTAACTATATAAAGTTTCTTATATTCACTAATTAGTTTAAGATCAGGAACATCTTTAGAAAGTATATCTAAAACAGCAGCACTTACTGATGGGTTTCCTTTTTCTGTTTCAGCAAGAACAGGTAATTTCATTTTCTTAAAAAGAACAGTACCTAATTGGGAATCAGAACGTATCTTAACAGTCCCGAAAACTTGTTTCCATTTGTTGCCTAATTTAGAATCCTTAATCTTATCTTCAAGTACATTCAGTTTTTTGGTTAAAATTACGTGTATCTTTTCACAATATTTAACATCAACACACATACCGTATTTAGTAGCTCTGTTTAACGCAATTAAACCATCATTAATAAGATTCATAGCATCTTGAGTAGTTGGTTTCATTTACTTATTTCCTTTAATTGCTTCATAGCTAACATATAAGTAAAGACATTATCTAATCCACAATAAGTAAAAAGTTTTTCCATACCAAATTTCTTAACAAATTCTTCAATTCTGTTTATGGAATTAGCACCATATTTCTTAACATCAATACCAGACAAATATGGATTTGCATCTTCATCATAATTAGCTATTCCAAAATTAACATAAGTTTGAAACTTTAATCCACTTATTCCCTTTCTATTGTCCAACACATGGGCACCATTCATACTGCAATGTAGCCAACCTTCTGTATCAACACCAATACAATGTGATGTCCAGGTGTCTTCGAATTGGGAGTTATGGCTGATTTTCTTTATGTTTCTATTTTTCATTACTTGCCCAAAGAGCTTGTCCCTAAATGGGGTGTTTTCCCAAACGTATACCTTAGTATAAGAAACAGCCACACCAGTACAAACTATCTTGTGACCTTTACGGTATGGGCGTAGTCCTGTTGTTTCATAATCAAGGGTAAATACTTTGCTTTTTCTTAATGCTTTTATAGCTTCTTTGAACTGCTTATCAGTATGGCAATAATTAATGTATTCAGTAAAATCAGGATACTCAATAAAAGGGGTATCTGTGTGTTTAATTATTCTTTCTATATCATCAGTCCAAATCTTATACGCAACATTGTCCTTCTTTTGTGCATTCACATACCCAGGATGAAATATTGGGCAAACATAAGCATTGTGTTGTTGATCAGGTATTATCCACCCACGCCATTTATCAATCCCACCGATTCCTTTTTTATAATACTTACCAATAACAGACTCAACAGCACTTGCACCTAATAAAACAATCATCTTTGGCTTGTATTTTTTAATAGCACTTTGTACCCTTTTTCTACAACAATCTATTTGATATGAAGTGACTGTTTCATTTTCTTTAGGAAGACAATTAATAGCATTTAAGGAAATACCATCATTGAATAAACTAAAATTAAATCCTTTTAATTTACTTTGTAATAAATGTCCTGCCCCATTTGTCCAAAGTTTATTATTTTGGTCTTCTTGTTCCGTAGGAAAGTTCCCAATAAACATCACTTTCTTTTTGAACTTTCCTACGGGATTGAGTTTTGGATTTTTCCCATTTCTATACAAACCACAAGAAGCACAAGACAGTAACTTGCCTTTCCTGATATGATCTGTTTGTAATTCATTAGTATCAAAGAAGTCTTCCATAGGTCTATTCCCCAGACATTAATCTAAACATATGATTCCAATTACCAAAACTGAATTTAATCTTTTTATTCTCTTTATCTATGTGGCAACTATCAGTGACTTTCAACATATCAATAAAGAACTTACTACTCACACTGAATGTAAAAGAATCACCTATGTATTTAATTTTAGTCTTTTTGGTATAATGACCTACTTTTCCTATTCCTTTAATAATAATTAAATTCTTCATTAAAGTAATGTCAATCATTGCACCAAAAAGACTATCATCATTTTCACAAAAGATAACTGCTTTATCAATGGCATTAATTAATTCCTCATGAAATTTCATCTTTTTACCAACAACATCCATAACACCAGAGATATTAGGGAATTTCTCATTAAACACCCTACATGAAAATATAGCGTTATTGTCTGCTAAGAAAGAAACCCATGAGTCAGTTAAGCTGTATTTAATTGCATTGAAGTTTCTTAAGAATTTAACTGAATCAACTGGTATAAGAAATTCACCAAAGATTTTACCATTTAATTTATAATTAGTTGCCCTTTTATTGTCCGTACTTTCCACCATATCATTCTTCACATGAATACATGTCAATAACGGTTTAGATAGGTCTTTAGTGGTAGAAAACGAACAAAACAACAAAGCCTCAATTAAATTCTTAGGAATTTTTTTCCAGATATGTTCTGTGTTAATCTCGTTTAAAGGTAATTGGATTTCTTTTTCTAATTTAATTCCTGCACTTTCCCCCTTACCTATCCCGATTAATAATTCATTATCTTCTTGTCTTAAGTTAATATTATCTGTTTTATTGCTGATTTTATTCAGCAATGTGTAGATCTCTTTAGCACTAACGGCACCAGTAACCCCAGACTTAAATAATGTGCTTATAGAAATACTGTCATTATAAGTCACTATTCTATCTTCCATGAAGGCAAAACTGGTACTTTGTTTAATGTTATCTGATGTTGATAGTCCCGGTTTAACAATATCTAATGCTTTAATTAATTCTGTTTTACTTATCTTCATTTAATGTCCTTTATATAGAATTTATTAATGGTGTTTTGATATTCTTCAGGTTGATTGCTTAACCATTCTTTCATTTCTTTTATATTGAAGATAAATACATCTGATTTCCACTTACCGGGCCAAGTATGGAGAATAACTGTACTATCGGGAATTTCAAAAAGGTACTTAGTATATCGTAAACAAGACACCATTCTGTTGTTTCTGTCAATGGCAATAAAGGGGGATATTTGTTTTTTGTAAGTAAACATATATTTCTTAAAATAATCATCTAAATCCTTTCTAAACCCATCTTTGTTTATTAGAATTGGATTATGATTTATGCCCATTGATTTTCTTTTCTTTTCCTTTTTTCTAATCATTAGATTTCCTTTTGGTACTGTTTGATTATGTTGTGAAGTTCCCTGCTTTTAACTTCACAGTTATGCCAACTATTAATAGTTCCCCCACAAATACAAAACATACTGCCATTGTCTAAATTGTGTTCTATTAAACTACCTAAATAGTAAGATTCAAATCCAGTTGGACCGCCGTTGAATCTAACCACTATACCCCTATCATCAGTATGTCCTGAATCCAGGAACCGTATTGCTAATGTTTTTTCTACTACATCTGACCATTTACGATTAAAATACTTTTCCTGTACATTACTCCATATTCCTGTTTCCTGTTTCCAATAACTAATGATAAAATATTCAGTAATCTTCATAATTCAAATTCCATCTTTTTTATAGTTTTTGGGTCACCTTTAAAGAATAATAATACGTTTTGATGATTCTTTCCACATTTCTTATACGAATCAAATTGTAACTGTATTCTAACAGGCAATGATCCTATAGCATTTTTAAGAATAAACTCATTGTACAGCTTAACCCCACACTTCTCAAAGATTTTAATGTTATCCGCAATGAATCCATTATAAAACCCTTTCTTGTCCCTAAAATCCCCAACAACCACACAGGCAAAGCGATTCTCTTTTAGTTTTCTAAGTGATTTGGAAATAATGTTACTGTATGTATCAAGAAAATCTTTATAGGGCATGTTTGATATGTCTCGTTTGTCATCAGAATATATTTCCAAATCCCCATAAGGTGGGCAAGTAAATATAAAATCTGATTCAGGGGCACTGAATAATTGTTTTTTACTATCACCAGCGACCCACTCTAAGTTAATGGATTTAGGTGTGTGTGTTTTGAAGATTAAATCAGCATTTTCTTGATTGGCTGTGATTTGTTCTTTCCGTAAATCACAACCCCAATAATTATATCCTAATAATGCAGCAACCACCCCCCTTACAGAGCCACCACAAAAAGGATCAAGTATTTGCCCTTTCTTTGGGCAAAACCATTTATACATTAACTCAGTAAGAACAGGATCGAAAATACTTGTTCCTGTTATTCCTCCAGTATTTCTATCAACAGCAGTGTCCCCAAAAACAGAATAACAACCAAGTGCTTTCTTTGACTTTTCATCAAAACCCTCATTATACTTTTTGGAGTTATAGTCTTTCCATACAGTTTTGTCACTAAGTGACCCCCTGCCTGGGGTGTTTTTTGCTGCTTTCTTTTTTGCCTTTTTAATAGCTTCAGCTTTCTGAAACTCTGACATATCCCCTATTTGATAAGTTAATGAACTACTACGCCCTAATTCAGATTTAATTCCAATCTTAACCCACCACCGTTTTCTCGTTTGCCACCGCTTGTCCTGGGTGTTTAAAATAGAAAAGGGTGGGACTATGTACTTATTAGCAATAGCTCCACCCATGTCTTGTTCCAGTGGTTCAGAAAAGATGGATTCGCCAAATAGACTAAAATCCATAAGTTCCTTATTTAAGTTTGTAAATGCCTTCTTTAACAGAAAGAATATCGAAATTAACTAACGCTTTTGTCATATAGGTGCAAGCACTTGTAGCCGTTGGGTTACTGGAACCCCCTTGTTCAACAAAATTATCATCAGATACAGAAAGAAGATCAGACATTGTAAAGCCCTTTTTACCTAAACTTTTAATTGTTTCTGCAATTACATCAGGACGTCTAATTGCTGAAACCGTCTTTTTAGGTGCTTTGACTTTCGGTGCATCTTCAATTCCAAGAATTTTCAGCATTTTTGGTTTCAACTGACGGGGGCCTTGTAGTCCTTTAAACCCATCAAGTCCTTTTCTGAGTTTCTTAAATTCAGGGTGTTCAGCAACAATGGCTTTAAGTTCAACCAATTTTCCTGTTTGTTGAACAAGTGTATTAAGATCAGTTTCTATTTCCTCATCCCCAACTTCTTCTTTAACTTCCTTTTTTTCCTTTTTTTCCTTTTTAGTTTTAGTTTTCTTTTTAGTTTTCTTTGGTTTTTCTTCAGGTTCTTCTTCTTCATCTTCTTCAGGTTCTTCTTCTTCATCTTCTTCAGGTTCTTCTTCTTCATTTTCTTCAGGTTCTTCTTCTTCATTTTCTTCAGGTTCTTCTTCTTCATTTTCTTCATTAAAATCAGGGGTGCAATCTAATGTTTTAAACACATTAACTGTTAGTTCAGAAAGAGTTCCCATATCATCTTCTTCTACGAATCCAGCAGCTTCAATGATTTTTTCTTTTAGGGTTTCAGCTTTAACTGTTTTCCCCGTTTTAATTGCAGCACCACCTTTACTGTCCTCAAGTTCACACACATTACATAAATCTTTAGCGACCTTGATTAAGTCACTACGTCCAATTTCTTTTACCTTTTTTGCTTTTGCCATTTTACTTCTCCTTAATTTGTTTGCCTTCTTTACTTCAATTCGTTTACTACCATAGTAGACTTCGACATACACATATTATAGATATTGACTAATCATGTCAAGCACTATTTTAATATTTTCTTACATATTTAATGGTTTTTTAAATGGTTGATTTAATGAAATAACGTCAAAGCCCTGTTGACAGGTAATAAGGGCAATTTTTACACCCTAACCGTACAATAGAACCCCCAGTGTTTTTTGTTACATCTAAGCACTCATTTCTGTTTCCACAATTCCACGCATTCTTGTCTTCCAAATCATGGTAAGATTCTACTAACTCCCCCATCCTGTAAAATTTACGTTTCTTAATCTTCGGTTGTCCTTTTTCATAAGAACTAGTGTAGGTAGCACAATTATGGCATTTCCCTACTAATACCTTTTTACCATAAACATGCCACCCACAATTATAACAAATTTTAAATTTAAGTTTAATCGGTAATTTTTCTTTACAACCACAAACAACTTTATTTCTTATTTTCTTTTTTACTCTAAATACCAATATTCTGTCTTTTCTTATTTTATCAATAACGTGCTCAATCATACATTTTTTGCAAGCATAAATATTATACACTTTTCCTAATTCACAATTACTCTTATCTATGTCTAAAATCCATTGTGGAACTTCCTCATTTGATATGTATTCTTTAATTGTTGTGAGCAGTACACTTACATGGTGTAAATCCTTTCTTGGTTTATTACTACTTGTGTTTAAATGATTCATGTTAATTCCTTTGATCTTAATAAAAACTAAACAATATGGGCCTTCCAACTTGTAAACGGTGAGCTGTGTACACAATTTGGCCACCCTCAACATCCCTATCAACAATAGAATTGTATCTAGCAATCCCCTTAATCTTTTCCATTGGTGTCATGTTTATGCCAAATGCAGAAGTCACATGATCGAATTTTCTTTTATCTTCAGTGAAATTTTCCTTACTAAGAATCTTCTTACTAAATGATTTAGCATCAGCTTGTGTGGGTGCGATAATTAGAGCATTCTTTTCAATAGACAATGCCCTTGCCCTTGCCCATTTCTTATTTTCTTGATCCCTAATAGATAATGTTTTGGTGTCTGTGTCAGGGGCTAATATGTCCATGTAATCAATTAAACAAACATCAATATGAAACCCCTCTTTTTCCATAATATCCCATTCTTGCCTTATCATGGACATAGTTAATTGTTCAGTAGGATATGTGATTAACCTCATTTTATTCAGTTTACGTTTAAAGTCTTTTTGTACCTTATGATAAACATCCTTCCACATCAATGGTTTAACAGGTTTTCTTTTTTTATACCAAATTGTTCCTTTAAAATTCTTATTTTTACTTTCATTGACCCCCCTTAAACAGTTATAACAAGGTTTGTGATTCTTTGTGGTGCTGACCCTTTCTTTTAAATCTTTCAGTGTTGTATTGTTACTTTCAGCTTCCCCCCTTAATTGTTCTGGTGTATAATTCTCAAAAGGATTGTGTTTACTTTCCTTTTCCCTTAAATCACAATCTCCATTTTGGTTATAAACACAGTCCAAAACAGGAATATAAAGTTCATTACAATATTCAGGTAAATCTGATCTCTTAGTCAACCATATACCTTGTCTTCGTTCTTGCTGCTTTTCTGACATATCACCACCCTGAAAAAAAGCAACATTAAGTCCTGCACTAATAGCCCTCATTCCCATATCCATTAAGGTGAAGCTTTTGCCGTGTTTTGATTGTGCTAATATGGAAACAAATGACCCCCTACATAATGTTCTGTTTATCATTTTTCCAAAAGGAGTATCACCGTAAGAAAATAAAGGTGTGAACTGATCTTCGTAAGTTTCCCTGATGCTTTTAGCGGAACGTAAAGGAATAACACCATCAGATCTTACTGTTTGAATTGGTTTGTAATCACTTATAATTTGTGTTGCTTCATCTAAATCATTGTTTTCTAATTCAATTACAGCCTTTTCAATGATTAATTCTAATTGCCTTCTTTTTAAATAATCTTTAGTTTCATCGAAAAGAAAATCAACATTAATCTTTTTTTGATGCTTAGAAAGACTTTCAAGGGTAGCTTCAATTAAACCTGCTGAATCAGGATCAAGGGATTCCATTTTGGATAGATAGATGTTTTGTATTTCTTTCTTTGGGGCTTTTTCATACTTACGGAAATATTTAATACACCAGTTACTTATACGCTTAGACTCCTCACTTTTAAGCCATTTAATTTTTAATAATGGTTCAATTCTTTTTAGATATTCAGTTTTTAAAATAAGTCCAGTGACTATTCTACGTTCAATATGTGCATCACTTTTATTCTTCATATTTGGTGTTCTTTTATGATGTCGAGGATTCCTTTTATTACCGAATTACATTTATTGCATTTTTCATAAACATCAATTTGTTCAAGTTTTATCTGTTCAGCCCCACTAATAATTACTTTTATCTTATCCAATACAATTTGGAGTTCTGTTGCTTTGTTCATAACATTTCCTTTATAGTGTTATTGAGATTTTTAATAATTTCTTTGTGGTACTTAATACGTTTAAGTATGTATTGCTTGTATTTTATATTAGCTTCTTCAATGGTACTGCACAAACTATGAGTATTTGTTTCTTTTAATATTCTATTCCCTATTATTGTTTTACCACCTAACCAGGATTTCATCCTGATTATTGCTTCTTTTTTTCCTTCTTGTTCCACTATTACTTTTTGTACATCACCATCAAACTTATAACTAACTAAATATTTATAAATCTTTTCCTTAGTTTTTCTTTTTATGGTACTTTTCTTTTTTCTAATCATGCTACTGACCTTTGGTTTAAAAATTAAAGTGGTACGGTTGTATCAGAAAAACCTAAAACGTAAACGTCAGGGGTATTTTTACACATAGGTTTGGGAATTTGTTTGGGTTTTTCTGTATTGTTTCTTAAAAAAGACAGGTTTACACATATCTGACAATCTTGATGTTGTTCTTTCATCAGTTTTGTCCCTTAATGTGTTTAAATCAAAATTTGAAGTTATTATGGTTTTCATTCGTTTATTGGCATTATTGTACCTGTAATTTATTATCGAATACATTATTTCATTTGTCCAATCGGTACTCTTGCCTGAACCAAAATCATCAAGAATAAGAAAATCACTGTGCTTACACATATTCATTACTCTTTCTTCATAAGTTGTGACTTTTTCTGTTTCTGGATCAATTTGAACACCAAAGGTAGGGTCTTGATTACTTTTTTTGTAAGATTGTTTTAATTCAATTAAAAGATCACTGGTATTAATAAACATTAATGAATGATCCATAATGGGAATGTTTATGTTTCTGAATAAATTACAAACTAAACCCAAAGAGTAAATGGTTTTGCCTGTTCCTGATTTACCATAAAAATAAAGATTTCCTGTTTTATCTTCTTCTTTTATATTTAATTGGCTATAAGTTTCCTTCACTTTTTCCAAAAGGGTGCAAGGGATTTGGAATTTAATATTCAGAACATCAAATACTTTTATTATGGATCTGTTTCTTTGCATAATGTATCCTTGGTTAGAAGTAAATGGGTTAATTAATTTAATTTATTTAATCTAATTTAATTAATCTCGTATATCTGTAGCTTCACCATACACAACATCTGATCTTGGTGCTGCCCCTGGTAATTGTGGATATAATACTTTTTTGGGCTCATTATCTTGAGTTTCTCTTTTAATAGCATCTTCTAACTTACTGAATTTTTCCCTAAATGATTTAGCACTATGGATGACAGGTATATATTTTTTGCCTATATTTTTACCATAAAACTTCAACCCATCATTTACTCGTTTAATTATTTCTCTATGGGAAAACCCATTTATGTTTAAATCTTTGGAAACTAGTTTTTCTATATCTTTGGACCAATTGTTTAAATTTGAATTAACATTTATTTTTCTATGGGTTTGAATTATATTAATTAATTTTTTGGTTAAGTTAATATAAGATTTTTGGATTAAATCTTTTTTCTTTGGGATTGTTTTTGTTTTATCTTTTTTTAATTTATTTAAATCAACTTTTTTGTTTTTTGGATATATATCTTTCTCTAGGTTTGGTATACTCTCTTTTGGTATACTCTCTTTATCATTTTCTAGATACCCCCCTCTAGGATATCTACCACCCCCCTCTAGGATATTAACTACCCTAATAGTTCTTTTTATTATTTGTTTTCCTTTTTTATGAAGATGTATTTTTATATATCCTTTTTTTAATAATGAGTTAATTATTTGTGAACATCTGCCTTTAGATATTTTAGCAAATTTGCTAAAATGTTTATTAGATGCGTAGCACCCATCATTATTATCAAGGTCTTTTATTTCTATGAAAAAATGCTTTTCAAGTAAAGTAAGATTATCATCAAGCCATGTTTCAGCAGGAATAAATATCCCTGTCCATTCTCTTACAGGTTCATCAGGATTAAGTTTTTTAGTTGATTTTTTACGAATCATCACACACCGTCCTATAACCAACACATCCTGATTGTATTTTATAGTTTTCTGTTTTTATTTTGTTCCAGCAAATACCACAATAATAAGAAAATCTACTATCAATGGTGGTTTCATTACCATTTAGTTTTTTTGTAAATGCTATTTGCATAGATTCCATAACACTTTCTTTTGGGAGTGATTTTAAAAACAGATTGGTTGTTTTTATTCCATGATCAGAAAATATGTATTTTTTATCTGAAAGTATCCACCACAATATACAACACTGCTCAATTGTGGTTGTTTGTTCATCTTGGTTTGTGCTTTGGTGAGTGTCTGATTGATTGATTTGTTTTTTGGCAGGTTTTTTACGAATCATGATGAATCTCCTTGCTACGTTAAGGGTGAAATGCGAGGGGTGTGTCGTAGTAACCTTTTCAGGTCCACACCCCTTTTCCTATCCGGGCCAGGGCAGGTGCATTTGCCTAACAATACTAAAAGAACAAATATTTGTCAAATGTTTTTAATTAATCATTTTAATCATTTTAATCATTTATCAATCCCATTTAACCTCTTGATTTCCTTAATATTTCTTAGTTCTGTGTTAAGTGTCTTCATAATAACAGGTATTGATTTCTCGGGATCTTGAATCATTATCTGCCCAAAGTAATTATCCTCATACCTAACAGTGAGGAATCTGAATGATTTTTCAGGTCCTTTTGATTTACATTCAGCACTGAATTTGCCTTTCCTTCTAATTCTTTTCATTAGTAACCCCCACATACGGCTTTAACTCAATTGTTGTTACATAGGTACTGTTTTTGTATTTAAACTCAAAGGCTTTTTCTTTTGTTGTGAAAGTATTTTTTCCAAAATATGGTTTATTTTCTTCATTAACATAGGCATTAACCCATATGGTTCTTATTGGTTTTTCTTCTTTAATCATAAATGGGCCATACCCCATGTTTACTTTTTTCATAATATTATGCCCATGGAATAGTGTTTTTTGTATTGTGTGTATCTCTTCTATTGTTATAAAATCATAATTACTGCCAGATATTGAGCACAAACACCCACTGAAACTATACCAAAAACCCACACCATCAATGGCATTATTAAATTTAACTTCAATGGCATCTATGGTAGCAGGTGGATCCATGTCCACATCAACAATAGAACCATTCCCAAACATAAGATCATACACCTTGTCCCCTACTTGAAAATCATAATCATTCTTCATGAATATCCCCCTAAAATTGATTGTATTTTTTTAATTGATAATGTCCCTGGATCTTTTCCTTCAGGACAAGCAGCTAATAATACATCTTGATTATTAATAAATTCAATTCTATCTTTAATCTTTTCTGCCTCTTTTCTACCGGCAATATCACCATCGTAAAAGATAATTATTCTTTTGTTGGAAAGTGATTTAATTTGTTGAGGTGATAATCCTACACCGAATCCACAAATTGCATTAAATCCAGCTTGCCTTACTTTCCAGCAATCAAATATACCCTCAGTTAGATAAACAGTATGATTAATTTCATCTGGAAACAACAGCGATTTAATATTGATTTTTTCCCTATCTTTTGGACAGGCGATATATGGTAAGTTTGATTTACCTATCGCTCTTGTTTGGTAAGTTACGATATCGCCGTTATCGTAAATGGGAATGAAAATTCGCCAACTAAGATCAATGTTATCCATTTTACTAAGTAATGATGTTCCTTTAATGTTGTAATGGTTCACCAGGTTTTTCCAATCAAATCCCCTCCTTTTTAGATATTCTTGGTGCTGTGGGAGTCCCTTAATCGGTATTAAATTCGTAGGTAATATAAAGGGTTTTTTATTTATCGCAGGTTTCGTATCAAACCCATGCACAGAACCACTACTCTTTGCTGATTTTAACAGTTTTGTTATATCTTGGTACGGTAGCCCCAATAATAAATTAAAAGTCCTTAAAGTGGGTTGTTTTCCACAACTAAAACAACTAAAGTATTGGCCTTTTATGTGATAACCTAAATGAAAATGATTATTATTTTTCCCACAATAAGGACAATTAACATTTATCCAACCTGGGCGTTTGTGTTTTGAGTTACTTGGGGCAGTTTTTACCGATTTGAATAATTCATATAAACTCATAACACCCCTTTAGCTTTTAACCAATTTTCCCATCTTTTATTGTGGTGTTTCCAAAATGTATTTCCTTCTTTTGTTTTTGACCAATCAAAGGAAATTATAAGCATATTAAAAATACTCGTTTCTGTGTACCCCTTTATTTCATCAAAGAATTTTTCAAAATTATGTATATGGTTTTGTGTTTTTGTATTATATATAAACTCAGCAGTTATCCCACTTTCACTCAGAAATTCCTTCAATGTTTCTATTTTTGTTTCCATTTAACCACTCCTTCCATGCCTTAAAATAAGAACATGGCTTTAATGTACAACCATTACAAATACCAGCATCAAGCCAAATGGTATCCATGTGTTTGAATCTATGAATAGATTTAGGACAATCATCCCCGACATTGGGCACGTGTCCCCCAAAATTTGCATGTATGATTTTGTATGTTTTTGCTTTTCTTACCATCTTTTCTTTTTTAGTTTTCCTTATCATTTTATTCATTATGGGATCATCCTTAATATTAAATCAGATTCACCCATTTCTAAAAGATCAAGATGAACATCTGCTTCTAATCTTGATTTAAAATATTCAGTATCCCTTGATCCAGGTTCCTTTACTCCTAATTCATTGTCTGTGTGTATTGTTCCAATGTACCAACCGGCAGCAGAGCAAAGAACCTGTAAATCTGAGTATTTTTCTTTTTCTTTTTCTTCAACAAAATAAGCATTTGTTATCATTGGTGATTTCATTTATCCTCCCATTTTTTAATATTATTTTCAATATAAGCGATTGATCTTTTTCTTGCACCACCCCTAAGTACACCCTCTAAACAATCAAAATAATCAAACCACAAGGCGAACTTCTTTCCTGGTGATTGTCTTCTTATTCTACCAACATACTGAATGAGTCTGTTTTTGTCACTAATTGGTGTTGTTTGATGCCCAACACTAAGTAATGGCTCATCAAAACCCTCCCCTATTAATTTGTCCGTAGCAAATATAATCTTTAGATCCCCTTTTTTAGTCTTTGATACAATTTCTTTTCTTTCCTTTTCTTTTATTTTTCCCGTTAATATTCTGGATACCATTCTGATATGATCAGGTAACAATTTAAATAATTTTGTACAATGTGATCTGTTTTGGGAAATAACTAAATGAATCCCAGGCAATTCAATATACTTGATTATGTTATTAACAATCAATTTATTTCTTTTTTGGTTTCTTGCCAACTCAACTAATGCTTTTGAGTATTGTTTTTGAAAACAACTATTAGCTATAAACTCCGTTGTAACAATCTTGTAATAACACTCACAAAGATTAGCTTTTTCGATACTAATTGAAACGTGGATTCCTCCTATATACCATTTCATCACATTAGTTAATCCATCACTCCTGGATGGTGTTGCTGATAAACCAAATAAATATTTTCCTTTGTAATTCTCAATTATTGTGGTATACGTTTTTGCCGGTGATCTATGAGCTTCGTCAATACACATGACCCCAAAGTTATCTAATAATTTAGGATGTTTTACAAGGGTTTGCATCAACGCAATGGTGACAGGTTTTACATTGATTTTATTGTCCCCTATGATACCTATGTCCTTTTCTTTGATTCCTAAAAATTGGGCTATTCTCTTGGGCCATTGGTTCAATAAAAGTTTAGTATGAACAGTTATAATAGTTGGCTGTTGGTACTTTGCCATTAACCATAAAAACATCACAGTTTTTCCTGAGCCGGTCGGAGCTTTTAAGATACCACAATTACTATCCCATTCTGTTATTTTAGATTGTCCTCTTTTCTTATCCAGTTTTTCTTTAAATTCCCAATTAATCGCAGGTAGTAATTTAGTTTCATCAGAAATATCTAAAGTAATTCCCCTTTTTGTGTAAAATAATTTAATTTTATTAAGTGATCCTCTTGGAACAGTAATACCAGCATCAGTATATTTCCAATAGGTTAAGAATTTTTTAGGCAGGTATTTGAAGTTTCTGTTTCCACAGAATTTTGTTGCTGCTTTATATTTTGGATTTGTTATTGAAAAAGCCTTCATGATTTCTTTACTAAAAAGTATAGGCTTTTCCAATAATAGTCTATTTGATAATATTACTTTTTGTACAGTTTGTTTTTTCATTGCATTTTTTTGAGTCTTGTTTCCCATTTTTTATCTATGTTGTGCCAAAACCCAAATCCTTCCTTTGTTAAACCCCAGTCAAATGAATGTATGTAATCTTTTGGCTTCAAGGGTTTTAATAATCTATTGAATGATATTTTAACATTTTTTCTAACCATTCCTAATTTATGATCTCTTAGGTTCCTTCTATACCTTAAAATCACACAATTATCAATCAAAAATTCAATTAATTTTTGTTCATGGTTCATTATAATACCCCATAGTCTTGAGCATAGGTTAAAAACATAATAATAAATATCCAGGTCAACACACAAAACCCTAAACAACCACTAAAGAATAATATTCTTTTTAGCACCTCAAAGAACTTTGTGTCATCATCTTTAAAATTCCAATTATTGTGATTTTTCATCGATACCCCTATTTTATTATAGATTAAGAGTTACAACAGTTTCAGCCTTTTGGTAGTAACAGTTTTTCCATCCAAATTTATCCATGTAAGCATTTGGCACATATTGATCAGTTGTATTTTTTCGATAACCAAAATTAATTCTTTTTGTTACTCTACCAGTTCCTTTTTTCAATCTTTTGTCAATTTTTATTTTTGTAGCAATCCCATATCCTTCTTTATGGGCAATTGAGTTCGCAAGCTGCTGTGTTGTTTTTTCCATGGAATCTCCTTTTCAATTTTCCTTTCAATTTTCTGGATTAATAAATACTTTCCTTGTATATTTTCCAGATATTGACCATAGCTTTAAATGAAATAGAACCACCACCACAAGGTCCTTTATGTCCCCATGTAATGAAGGTTTTCAATCTTTTTCCCACATACTCAAACATGTCAACATCTATATCAGCAATACCAAACCAATAACCACCTGATGTATTAAAGAATGGTAATGAGTCACACTTATCTTTGCTTTTTGCAACATTAACAAATGAAGTGTATGGTTTGACACATATTGATGCGCTTTTTACCGGGTTCCAGAACTCTAAGTGACCGTTCGGATATTCTTTTTTTGGACCTTTGCAAATAATTATGTCACCGGCACATGGTTTTGTTTTATCCCTTGTATCCTCAATACAATAGATTACTTCATTTACCTTAATTACATCTTCTTCTGTGATGCCATAATTTTCATGAACATTAACATTTTGATTAATCAATCCCATCAATGTTTCTTCCATAATATTTCTCCTTGTTAGTTAATTAAAACACCCACAAATGGTATCACTCCGAATAATACCATAAATTAATGTTTTAATTACTTCTTGATCTGTAAAGGGCTATTGAGTCTATTGCTCTTTTAAAATCCCCATTATTCAATCTCTTTGCTTCTGCTGTCCATATCTTGCAGTTTTGGTCATCCCAAATCATCAATTTTCTATCATCACCCCAGGGCTCAAGGTTCCCTATGTATCCAAAGGTCAATCCTTTTTCCATTTTTACCATAGCTCTAATTGATTTTTCCACATTACCCCCTAATAGTCTTGCATTGCCTCTACCTTGGCTAATTTTAATCCGTTAATCAGGGCATCACTTGCTAATATATCACAATAAGACAATCCTAATGAATCAAGTGTATCAGATTCATCACAAGTTATGCAATATTCATGATTACTCAATTCGTAAGAAAACATATCGAATATAAAATCATGACCTGTTTTGTCTTTTTTAATCGCACAATTCATTTCTTTTTCATGTCTTTCAAAAAGATTCTTCAGATTCTTAGATTCAGTTTTCCTGTAGATCATTCCAGTAGAGTTTTTATAAACCATTTTACTATCTTTTGGATCTAATCCAATTTTTACCATTCCTTCATTAAATTGCTTGTCATTGAAGGCAAAGAAACAAGGGAAATTGTTAAACTCATTACTGTGTCTTTTTTTCATTAATAGATAACCATTTTCTTTCATAATATTTCTCCTTTAGTTGTTAGGTTCTTCAATTAAATACTTCCGAATGGTATTATATCTCAACATAATACCATAAAGAATCATTTAATCATCAGTATACAGTTTTTGTGCTAAATTTATATACAACTCATACTCATTTATTTCTTTTTGAGTATACTTGTTATTTATTCCTATTTTTTTAAACATATTTTTCCATTCTTGTATTTTATGGACTTCACATCCTATTTTCAATGTATCTTTTTTGCAGATACAAATAAAGTGACGTGTTCCTTGTATTTGTAGTGGGGATGTTTCCCAGGCATCGCCAAAAACTCTGGTATTTCCATAAACACAGGCATAGCCATAAACTCTGGCATTGCCATAAACACATGCATTTCCATAAACACATGCAGTTCCATAAACACATGCAGTTTCACAAACACATGCAGTTCCACAAACTCTGGCATTGCCATAAACTCTGGCATTTCCACAAACTATGGTAGTTCCACAAACTCTGGCATCGTCGTAAACTCTGGCATCGTCGTAAACTCTGGCATCGTCGTAAACACATGCATCGTCACAAACCCAGGCATAGTTAAACTGACTTAGGTTTTTTTCATTCTCAATAAATCCACCAAGATCACCAATTGTAATATTTTTAAATGATTTCAATGCTTTTATTCTATAAAGAATTTTTCCGTTGATGTTTTTTCGTTCTTTTGTTAGTTCAAACTTCATAATATTTCTCCTTTAGTTGTTAGGTTCTTCAATTAAATACTTCCGAATGGTATTATATCCTCACATAATACCATAAAGAATCATTTAAAGTTAAATCTCAAATACATTTTCGCACATTTCATCTAATTCCTCTGCATTGTAGTACGTATTTAGACATCCAGCACATATCCTGATAGAATACCAATCTGAAACATCAATATCACCACATTTAGTAGTAAGATACAGTTTAGCATCCATAACATCACCACCGGCTCCGTTGTTGCAGTTGTCACAACCAAGATAGCTGAAATAATAACCATCAATTGTGTAAGGGACCATTATAGCGATTTCTTTACCGTTAATTTTCATCTTTTAATCTCCTTTTTATGTGAGATTGTATTTCATTTGAAAGATCTTCAAATTTGATTTTCTTGCCTAAATGTGGTCCAGGTTGTCCATATCCAAACATACTAACACCATTTGGACTGTTTGGATTATGAGATAGTCCCAAACATACGTTATGGTTCTGCCCTTCCTTTTCGTCAAGAACAACTGTATAACGATCAATTGATCTATCTTCATTATCGTAAATACCTGTTATTTTTAAATTGTTTTCAATCTTCCTTAAATGTTTATCAGGATTTATATTTGAGACAATTGTTGTATAAAGGGTATCTTCTAAATAATCCTTCAGCCCAAAGAAACTTCTTCTTTTGTTTTCATCACAAATCAATCTTTGAAAATCAAACTGATCTGAATCAGGATCATAAAAAACAGTGAATTTAAAAGGCATATAACCATCATAACCACCCCATTCATCCATTGCATGGAAATAGTTTTTGAAGGTTACTTTTCCGTTTTTATGCTCAGTGTATTCCCATTCACAATCAATTCCTGATCCATGTGGTAATTCTTCAATAAACAATTCAGGATCAATTTCTACATCTTTTAATTCTGTTACATCTTTTTTGATGTACAAAACAATTGATTGATTAGTGGATTTCTCAAACATAGAATAAACAATAAGGAATGATCTGTACCTGTAAATAACAGATTTAGATCCTAATGTTAAATAACTGGTAGAGCCATCATGTCTTTTGAAACGTAGATTTCCCCCATTATTCTCCAGTACCCTTAATTCTTTTTCGATCATATATTTTTTAACATCTATCTTAGAAATATACTTTTCGATCGTTTTTAATGGATTAATTTCATCAGTCCATAAAGAATTGAAAAAATAAATACCTTTTTTTGCTTCATTCATAAATTCTACTTTTGTGATCTTTTCCATAATATTCCTCCTTAGTTATTAGATTACTTAATTACTTCCTAAACGATTCAACATCCCGGTTCATGTAGATCCGTTATTGTCAAACCGTTAGGGAATTAATTAAATTCCATCAGCATTGTTGTCACCTCGCAAACACCATAGTTCTTAGGGAAAATCAGTTGTACTCAACTGCCCTACCTTCTATTCTATAGTTGTATGTAATGATATACCGTCACTACTTACTGGTGGGACTTCTTATCTTTGGCATGGGTGTATACCTCATTGGTTTACCATCTAGTTTTTACGTTTCCTTTGCCATTTAGGAAGAGCTTCTTCTGATTCTTCAATGGATTCTTCAATAATATCATCTGGATTCATTTTGTCCATTTACCCCACTAACTCCTGTTACTTATATTAACTATAATTGTTATGATCCCAACTACTATCAATATTACTGTTAATGCTATAAGCCCAATGATCATTTTAAATTTATCAAACATGATTAATACTCAATATTTTGTACTTTGTCGAGTACAGTTTGGACCTCATTACAACATGATACCGCTATTCCATGGTTATAGAACTCAGTATAAACAAACACAGTAGTTGAGATAAACATATGATAATCTAATTTATATTCATCAACAACTGAATTTACCCATTGCTGAGGTAAAGCAAAATCAAACGTGTATTTATCGAGTCCACAATCTTTTATAAGATCAGCTTTGGTTCCTCTTTTATCACATATCACATCCCAATCAAATTTCAAATGGGCAATTTCCTCACCTACCTGTTGGTAGACAATGTTACTTCCATTAAAAATCTTTATGTTCAGGATATGATCATAGTTCTTGTCCCCTAACTTTCCTAACATCTTGTAAATCTTATTGTTAATGGTGATTTTATCTGTACTGTGGGCAATTCCATCAGTATTCAGTTTTTCTCTTATTGTTAGTGCATTACTGTAATTTGGATTAGACTCATTTGAATCCATTATAGCTGAACTTAAGCAATACTTCACATAATCAAATGCAAAACCATCAAAACTATCAGCATCTGCCCAAGGGTGACTTCCTTCACCATAATCATTAATAATCTGACAAAGTAAATTAACTTCACTGTCAGTCAAAAGATCACAAGATTTTACATCTTTTACACACTTTACACCTTTCATAATATTTCTCCTTTAGTTGTTAGTTGTTTTTCATTTATTAAACAAACATGTATGAACTCAAACCTTAAAATTTTAGTTTAAATCCATACCTTAAGAGTTTAATCTACTATGCTATCATAAAACGCAAGAGCAGTGTCTTTTTGAAAGAAAACTTCAAATATACAAGGGTGTGATGTATAATCTTGTATGACCCACCATTTTACAGGCATCAGTTTTGAAAACTCACGATCAAACCTATTATCAGTTAATTTGTACACTTTACCATTGATGGTTTTTTGTTTTAATGTTTTGTTCATTAGTCAATCCACGTCAAGCAAATACTTCCATTATTTATCTCAATGTAACCATTATCAAAATGGTGGTCATATACACTATGTCCTTGTAAACATGCTTTTGTCTCAAATAAGATCTCAGCTTCTTCTGCATTTTTACATCTTGTAACAGTATTAACAACATTATCTTTGATCACAATTACTAATGGTATTCTTACTTTTGTTAGTTCTAACTTCATAATATTTCTCCTTTAGTTGTTAGTTGTTTTTCATTTAAGGTTTTTCATTCCTTAATACTGAAAACAAACACGTTTCTCGTTAGTTTTTTATGCTTATTTTCAGTATTAAAGGTTTATAGTATGATATTATATACTATAAACCGATAACCTAATCTCATGCGGCGTTTTTGTATTCCTCTAAATTCTTTGTGATTTTCCACAAAGTTTGGTTAATCTCACGGTCCCTGTCAATGGAAACAATCTCACGTGTAACAGTTGGTCGCCCTTTTTCACTTTTTCCCTTCAAACCACCTTTAATGATGTTTTCCTGGATCACATTGTAAGTTTTCCACAGTGTAGGAGCAGAATCTTCCTTTCGTCGTATTTCAAGCAATTGTTCAGGATCAAAGGTTTGTAGATCATTATACAAACACTTTGTCGCTGCCTGAGTAAAGATTCCACGTTCATTTGGGGTCAGTTCAATACTTTGCCAATCCTCAACAACAGCCCCAATTCCTTCACCAATTTTAATCATTTCCTGAGCATTCGTTACAAACTTGTCTATATCGAATCCCAGGTGACGGTGTGTAAACTGTCCGAGCTTTTCCCCACAAATCAATCCATTCGAGCAAACAAAGGAAAAAGGTCCTAACATAGATTTAAATAAGGAACCAGAATCATGAGCATTGAACAGTA